TTCGCTTCGCGGGCTTCGCTTCACGGCCGGCGAGCGCTGGTCGAAGTGAAGGTATACCCCCCGGAGATCCACCCGCGAACCGACCAGCCGGCGCCGACGTTGACGTAGATTTCTTCCGAACTAGAAAATATCTAGAATATGCCTTGTCATACTCGATCCGTGGTACACATTCCATGGTACTGGTTTTCTGTGGTATACTCTGAGAATGAGTGAAAGTATCGTCGAATTAGTAGATCAGCCAGTCACGCCGTCGACGATTTTGGCGGTTGCTGAACACGATGAACTGCCCCTAGTTCCATTGTCTGTCGACGAAGATTCTTTTTGTCTGGCGATGGTCGAGTGTTCCGGCAACGTGGCCGCCGCTTATCGTATGGCGTTCGGCGAGGAGGCACGATATCCCGGCAGCAAAGGTAAGGAACTTCTTGCACGACCAAATATCCAATCTCGTATCCGTGAGTTATCGACGGCTGTCGAAGATACAACGTTATTCAGTCTCGGCACGCACCTGATGGAATTGGCGACCATACGAGATATGGCGAAGCTTCAAGGTCAGTTGAAGGTGGCGTTGCAGGCAGAACGTACGCGGGGCGAAGCCACGGGCCTGTATCAACAGAAGCCACAAAACACCGGACAAACGTTGGTCCAGGTGAATATGGTCAGCAAATACGACGTCAGTATCTGATGGCGGAATTCAAACTCACGGGTCGACAAGAAGAAGCGCACGCCATCTTGGCGGGTGCAGCCACGCACGGCATGTTGTTCGGCGGTAGTCGAAGTGGCAAGACGTTTCTTCACGTACGGAACACCATACTCAGAGCCATGAAGGCGCGGCGTTCACGCCATGCGATTCTGCGGTATCGTTTCAATCATATCAAAGCATCCATCATCCTGGATACATTTCCGAAAGTGATGGAGTTGTGTTTCCCAGGCGTCGAGTATACGCTGAACAAAACCGACTGGTTCGTCACTTTACCGAACGAGTCAGAATTGTGGTTTGGCGGTCTTGACGACAAAGAGCGCACGGAAAAAATTCTAGGGCAAGAGTACGCGACGATCTATTTCAACGAATGTAGTCAGATTCCGTTCAACTCACAAGCGATCGCGATCACCCGACTGGCACAAAAGGCGGAGATCGCACCGAACGAATATTTGACACCACGAGCATTTTACGATATGAACCCGACGGATAAGATCCATTGGACATATCGAATGTTCATTCAAAAAGTCGACCCGGAAACAAAAAAACCACTTCCGGACCCCGATAAATATGTGTCGTTTCAGATCAACCCTGAGGATAACCTCGAGAACCTGAGCAGCACATACATCGATACTTTGCGGAGCCTTAGTCCGCGCCTACAAAAGCGATTCTTGCGAGGTGAGTTTACTGACGGCACACCGAACGCATTGTTCAACGACCAACTAATTGAAACGTGGCGGGTGTTGAACGGCGACATACCTGATCTGGTGCGGGTCGTAGTTGCAGTCGATCCCTCCGGATCAGGTGACGACGCGGGAAGCGAATCGGACGCGATCGGTATAATGGTAGTCGGGCTCGGGACAGACGGTAACGCATACGTACTCGAAGATCTGACAGTAAAAGCCGGTCCAGCGACCTGGGGGCGGGTCGTTGTCGACGCATACATCCGTCACGAAGCAGATATATGCGTCGGTGAAGGTAATTACGGCGGCGCGATGGTGTCGTACGTCGTCAGAGCAGCTGCCAACGCACGCCATGCCCGAGTCGCATACAAACAAGTCACAGCCACTCGTGGAAAAGTCGTACGAGCAGAGCCCGTGTCGGCACTCTATGAACAAGGTAAGGTGCGGCATGTTGGGTATTTGCGTGAACTCGAAGAGGAATTGTCGGGGTTCACGACAAACGGATATACTGGCGACCGTTCACCAAACCGTGCCGACGCACTGATTTGGGGTATCACCGAACTATTCCCGGCGATCGTATCGCCATTGAAGCCGGGACAAAGTAGTTCAATAATCGTGTTGCCTACTGTTAATCATTGGCGATAAGGACACACCATGCCACGCATTTCTCAGACGGAACGCCACAGTCGCATCGTACAAGAAGCGCTGCGAGAGTTCGACAACATCCAGTCCGCTATGAAAGACGAGCGGCTACAATGTCTACAAGATCGTAGATTCTATTCGATCGCTGGCGCCCAATGGGAAGGCCCATTGGGCGATCAATTCGCGAACAAGCCGCGATTCGAGGTCAACAAGATCGCGTTGTCGGTACAACGTATCTTCAACGAATATCGTAACAACCGCATCGCCGTCAATTTCATCAGCAAGGACGGTACGGAAGACGACTCGTTGGCCGACACATGCAATAGGCTGTACCGAGCCGACCAGCAAGACAGCAGCGCTCAAGAAGCGTACGACAACGCATTCGAAGAGGCGGTCGGCGGTGGGTTCGGTGCCTGGGAACTTCGACCGGTCTATGAAGATGAAGAAGATCCCGAGAACGAATACCAGCGCATCCGAATCGAACCTATTTACGACGCCGACTCGTCGGTGTTCTTCGATCTAGAAGCCAAGAGGCAAGACAAAGCTGACGCGACGCGGTGCTTCGTATTGACGAGCATGACCCGCGACGCGTACAAGGAAAAATACAACGATGACCCGGCCACGTGGCCGAAGGAAATCTATCAATATGAGTTCGACTGGTGCACGCCAGATGTCGTGTACGTGGCTCGATACTACCGTGTTGAGATGGTCACGGATACGGTAATCACTTTCGAGATGGTCGATGGGACTGAACAAAAATACAAACAATCAGAATTGTCTGACGACGACGTAGAAAAGCTCGAAGCGATCGGCGCACGAGAGACTCGACGCCGTACAATCAAGCGGAAGCGCGTTCGTCTCTATATCATGTCGGCCAGCCGAATTCTCGACGACGTTGGCTATATAGCCGGTTCTTGTATTCCGGTGATTCCGGTCTACGGCAAGCGATGGTTCATCGATAATGTCGAACGCTGCATGGGCCATGTCCGCATGGCAAAAGATGCCCAACGTTTGGGTAACATGCAACGCAGCAAGCTCGGTGAAATTGCGGCTCTTTCGAGTGTCGAAAAGCCGATCTTCACGCCGGAACAGATCGCCGGCCACCAAGTCATGTGGTCCAAGGATAACTTGGAAAACTACCCTTACCTGCTCGTCAATCCTGTCATGGGACCAGATGGTAACATGCAGGCGGGCGGACCGGTCGCGTACACCAAGTCAGCTCAAATCCCACCCGCTCTTGCAGGGCTTTTGCAGGTCACCGAGCAAGATTTGAAAGACATGCTGGGTAACCAAGAGCAGGGTGACCGCATCGTCAGTAATGTCAGCGGTCGAGCCGTCGAGATGGTACAACAACGGCTCGACATGCAGTCGTTCTTGTACATTTCGAATTTTTCGAAAGCGTCGCAACGGGAAGGTGAAATCTGGCTGAGCATGGCTCAAGACATTTACGTCGAGTCTGGGCGTAAGATGAAGGGTTTGGGTGATCAAGGCGAGTTGTCATCAGTCGAATTGATGAAGCCGGCTATCGACCCCGCGACCGGTGAAATCGTTTCCGAAAATGATTTGAGTCGCGCTCGACTGGACGTCGTATCTTCTGTCGGCCCTTCGTTCACGAGCCAACGAGCCGCCATCGTCCGAGGTCTAACAGGCATGATGGCGATCACCCAAGACCCGCAGACCCAATCGGTTTTGCAGGCCATGGCGATCATGAACATGGAAGGCGAAGGACTAAAAGAGGCTCGCGAATATTTCCGCAGGAAGTTGGTCGAAATCGGTGTCGTAAAGCCGACCGAACAAGAGGCGGAAGCTCTGATGGCGGCGGCTCAGAACAAGAGGCCGGATCCGAACACGATCTACCTGGAAGCTGAGGCGCAGAAGGCGGTCGCGCTCGCGGAGAAGGCCCGTGCCGATGTCGTCAACGTCATGGCGGATTCTCAGCTCAAACGCGCTAAAACGGAAGAAGTGTTGTCGAATGTCCAATTGAACTCCGACAAAAGTGACCTCGACGCCATCAAGACTGTTCGTGACATGATGACTGGAGCCTGAGCATGGACCCGAGAATCAAAGATCTGGCTTTCGGTGCAGCGTTGAATTCGATTTTGCGTTCAGCTAGCATGGGCACCAATATGGGCTCAGAGTTGCGGCGCATCGGAACGCTGCCACCACCCGGGCAGCCGTCAACCCCATCACAACCATCTTCTATCACCGTACCCGGTCAGATGGGCGCCGGTGTTGGTGCCGGTGTGGGCGCCGGCATGGGCGGCGGAATGGGCGGCGCTGAAGTCGGCCCGGGCATGGATGCGATGGGCAATGACGAGTCCGTTATTGCCGCGCTTCAAGCCGGCGATCCATCAGGTTTGATGTCTGGAACCCCCGTCCCGAAAGGTGCGGTGCAGGCGTTTGGCGCGCTGATGGGATTGATGGGCCTTCCCGGATCTACTGCATTGCTGTTAAATGCCGGAAAAATTGCCGGACAACTCACCAATTTATCAGGAGTGCAGGCCGGAAGGTCAAACATCGAAAATATTGGCAGGGCTTTTGGCATTGATACTTCGACGTCATTGGGACAGGCTGCGGCCAGTTCGCTTATAGACAGCATGAGCGGTCACATGGGCGGCCTGACCGCCACATCTGGGCCGAGTGGCACCGGCGGGAACGCCGCTGCTGCAGGCGCGGCCGCCGCAGAAGCTGCTCTCGCAATGGGCTTTGGTCCGGCGGCCGCTGGGGCAGCTTCGCAGGCGGCGGCCAATGCGGTTATGAGCGGCGCAAGCATGTCGCAGGCATTAAATGTCGGGCACTCTGCCGCCCTTGCAAGCAGCGGCAGTGCAGGCGATATTTTTGGCACAACATCGGGCCTGCCGTCCGACATCGGCGTCACATCTGTCGGCCCCGGCGATACGTCGGCCATCTCGGACGTTGGCCCTGACGGCTCCATCGGCATCGGCGGCCCCTGATTCGGCGCACCCGCGCCACCGGCAACCACACAGCCGTCAATGTGTGAGACGGAGAAATTGATGAGTACCGAAATTGTTCAAGAAGTCGAGACGCCGGCCCAGCAGCTTGAAGCGCCGAGCGAGGGTTCTCATGATGGAGCCGCACTCGAAAATCCCGGTGAAAACGAGGCTGATGCTGATGAAGGTCAAGTCGTCGTGCTCGTCGATGACAAGCCGCTGAACCAAGAGGAATCACAAGCCGAAACAACGGCTCCGGAATGGGTGCGAGATTTGCGGAAACAACACCGCGAGGCCCAACGGAAGATCAGGGAACAAGACGCAGAAATCCAGCGGTTGAAAACTCCGGTTACTCAGCCGCAGACGATGACCATCAAGACGAAGCCTCGGCTCGAGGATTTCGATTTTGATACCGACAAGTATGAAACGGCGGTCATCGAATGGCATGATCACAAGCGTCAGATCGATGCTCTCAACGAACAGGTTAAGCAGGCCGAAGAAGCCCAGAAGCGTAATTGGGCTCAAAGGCTCGAAACTTATAAATCCTCTCGTAGTTCGCTCAAGCTCGAGGACTACGACCAAGCCGAAGACACCGTCCAACAGAATCTGAACGTCGTCCAACAAGGCATCATCATCCAAGGTGCGGAAAACCCTGCGTTGGTCGTATATGCTTTGGGAAAGGACCCGGAAAAAGCGAAGGAATTCGCTAAGATCGTCGATCCGGTGAAATTCGCAATCGCCATCGGGAAATTGGAGACCAAATTGAAGATCAGCAGTCGCAAGCCGCCTCCTCCGCCTTCGACCGTTCGAGGCAATGCCAGCGTCTCGGGTGCGGTCGATTCACATCTCGACCGTCTGCGGCAAGAAGCCGAACGGACTGGCGATTACACGAAGGTACATCAGTATCGACAACAGAAGAGAGAAGGTGTCACGAGGGGTTGACGGAACTGCATGCGCTGGTATAGAATCAGCGCATGCAGGTTTCGCCAGCCATAAGTAGGCAGTAGCACTAAATTCGAGCGGCCGACCGGCTCCAACAGGTTGAGTAAGCAGGCGCGGCGTCGGTCGCAATCGTTCACTCAATTCGTTTCCAGGAGCCACAATCATGGCCAATGCATTCTCCAAAGAAGAGCGAGTCGCCTTCGAGAACATTCTCGAGGGCTTCAACGACGCGCTCGTGCTCTCGCGCAACGTCTCGATGTACCGCACCGACGGCTCGATGATGGAGCGCACGAACAACATCATCTGGCGTCCGCAGCCGTACATCGCCCAGTCGTTCGACGGCATGGACCAGACGCTGAACTTCACGGACTTCACTCAGCTCACCGTCCCGGCGACACTCGGCTTTCAGAAGTCGGTGCCGTGGACCATGAACGCGCTGGAACTGCGCGACGCTCTGCAGGAAGGTCGTCTCGGCGACGCCGCCAAACAAAAACTCGCCAGCGACATCAACCTCGCGATCATGAACGTGGCGGCTCTGCAGAGTTCGCTGGTCGTCACCGTCACGGGCGCCGCTGGTGACTACGATGATGTGGCGCTGTGCGACACGATCATGAACGAGCAGGGCGTGCAACCGTTCGATCGCTATCTGGCGCTGTCCAGCCGCGACTACAACGGCATGGCCGGCAATCTGGCGGCGGCAACCCGCTCGTTCGGCAACCAGATCAGCGATCAGGCCTACCGCCGTGGCTTTGTCGGCACCGTCGCCGGGTTCCAGACCTACAAGTTCGACTACGCCAACCGTATTCGTGCGGCTGGCGGCTCGGACCCGACCATCGACACCCGTGCCGCGGCTGCCAACTACTGGGTTCCGGTGGCCACCACGGTCGCGCCGACCGGCGAGTCGAGCAACGTCGACAACCGCTTTCAGACGATCACCCATTCTTCGGTGACGACGGAATTGGCTGCCGGCGATGCCATCACCTTCAGCGGCGTGAATGCGGTGCATCACATCACCAAGGCCGATACGGGCGAACTGAAGACCTTCCGGGTCGTGCAACGCCTGACCGCCACCACTTCGGTGATCACGCCCCCGATCATCAGCAACCAAGGTGGCACCGACGCCGAAGCGCAGTACCAGAACTGCGTGGTGACGCCGAACGCCTCGGCCACCATCGATCGCCTGAACATCGTGGCCGCGCCGATCAACTGCTTCTGGCAGAAGGACGCGCTGGAAATCCTGCCGGGTCGTTATGCGGTACCGACGGATGCTGGCGCGAACGTGATGCGCGCTTCGACGGACCAGGGCATCGAACTGGTGATGCAGAAGGAGTACGACATCAACACGATGAAGACCAAGTATCGTCTCGATACGCTGTTCGGCGTCGTGAACAAGCAGCCCGAGATGTCCGGCATCCTGCTGTTCGGGCAACAGCCCCCCGGCCCCTGATGACAAGCGGGCCGGGTAACTCCGGCCCGTGTCGCAACCACTTCTGAAGGAATCACATCATGTCCAATTCCATCATTGCGTCGCAGGGTACCGCCACGCTGACGCTGACTGCCGGCCAGAGCATTGCGCTCGACACCCTGACGGAAACCACCGTTTTCGAGCAGGTTGGCTTCCCCAACTACCCGACCCAGAACGATCTGGAGTCCACGTTCAGCGGCTACACGGTCCTCGGGCCGTATGCCTCTGGCGCGACTCTGGTGATCGAAGCTGGTGCTGCCGAAGTGGCATATCAGGTCGGTGTCGCCCCCGTGGTGTTCGGCGCCAACTATCAGGCTACCCCGACCACGCAGAACTCGGCTGCCACGCTGACGACTGCCAAAGTCATGTCCGGCCTGATCACCACGACCCAAACCACCGGAGCAACCATCGCCGTGCTGTTGCCCAACGGCGCGGACATGGATCTCGCGGCGCAGTTCGATGTGGGCGACTACTTCGACTGGGTGCTGGTCAACCTGTCGACCGGCAGCAATACGGTGACGATCACCAACGCTGCGTCCGGCAACAACATCAACGGCAATGCCGTCGTTGCCGTGACCTCCAGCGCCCGGTTCCGCACCTATAAGACCGCTGCTGACACCTTCGCCACCTATCGCATTGCCTGACACAAGGCAGTGTAATCAGCGCGGGCGGTTTGGGTTGGGGGTCCCCGGCCGCCGCCCGCGTTTTCACATCTGGAGCACACCATGCCGCTGAAGAAGGGTTACTCCCAGAAGTCGATCAGCTCGAACATCTCCAAGGAGATGAAGTCCGGTCGGCCGCAGAAGCAGGCTGTCGCCATTGCGCTGAACACTGCTCGCACCGCCGCCATGAAGGCTGGTAAGCCATCCAAGGCACCGATGCGAAAGAAGGGATAACCTGTGGGGTATTCCAAGCGCCAATTCGTTGAGGCTGCGTTCGCCGAAGTCGGTTTGGCGTCGTACGTGTTCGACCTGCAGCCGCAAGATTTGGAGCAGGCCTTGCGGCGGCTCGACGCTATGATGGCTGAGTGGAACGCCAAAGGCATCCGTCTTGGCTATCCACTGCCGGGGTCACCACAGTTCTCGGACATCAACGCCGAGTCCGAGGTGCCCGACAGCGCCAACGAGGCGATCATCACCAACCTGGGCATGCGCATCGCTGCCGGCTACGGCAAAGCAGTCATGCCACAAACCATGATGGTCGCTAAGCAGGGCTACAACACGTTGTTGTCGCGTGCGACCATGCCCCCGCAGCAGCAGTTCCCGGGCACGTTGCCTGCAGGCGCCGGCAACAAACCATGGCGAATGTACGACAACCCGTTCATTCGCCCACCAGTAGACCCTGTGCTTGCGGGTCCGGATGGCATCATCGAGTACAACTGAGGCCGAACCATGCCGCAGATTTACCAGCTACCGCTCGTCAACCAAGCCTCGCTCGGCGACCAACTGGCTGTCTACACGCCCAACAACGGCGATGCGCGGCGCATGTCGCTTAACACCCTGCTGGCGTTTTTCCAGCAGCAATTTGCCTCGCCCACGCTGGCGACCAATCTGTACACGCCGACCACTGGCTTCAACATCGCCGCGCCCACGCCCGTGGCGCAGCAGCAATGGATTCTGCTGCAGCCCGCTGGCACACTAGCCGCTGGCACGGTGACGTTGCCGCTGAACACCAGCACGCCTGACGGCACTGAACTGCTGATCACCACCACGCAGCAGATCACCACGTTCGCGCTCGGGCTGAACGGCGCTGCGGCGGCATACGGCGACCCGGCCACGCTGGCGGCGGAGGACTTTTTCCGCATGCGGTTCTACCAAGCCACGAACTCGTGGTACAGGATCGCGTGATGGCGCGTGATCCACGCCTTGAGCGAGTTGGTGTGACTGGCTATAACAAGCCCAAGCGCACACCGTCGCATCCGACAAAATCGCACGTTGTGGTCGCCAAAGCGGGCGACCAAGTCAAAACAATCCGATTTGGTCAGCAAGGTGTAAGTGGCTCTCCGAAGCGTGAAGGAGAGTCCGCATCCGATAAAACGCGGCGCGAATCTTTCAAGGCGCGACACGCCCAGAACATCGCCAAAGGCAAAATGTCTGCAGCATATTGGGCCGACAAGGTTAAATGGTGACTTCATATGCAAGTCCCTATCCTCAGCGGCGTCTTCACCGACAACGGGCCAAATGTCCGGGTGAGCTATCCGGTGAACTTGGTGCCGGTGCCCACGCAGTCTGGCGTCTCGCAGGAATACCTGCGCCCCGCTGACGGCCTGATTTTCAGCGGCACCGGGCCGGGGATCGATCGCGGCGGCATCGAGTGGGACGGCATCCTGTACCGCGTGATGGGCAGCAAGCTTGTCACCGTGGCACAGAACGGCACCATCACTGTGCTGGGCGACGTTGGCGACAATGGCAAGCTCGTCACGCTGGACTACTCGTTCGACCTGCTGGGCATTGCCTCTGCCGGCAACCTGTGGTTCTGGAACCCCGCCACCAGCACGCTGACTCAGAACACCGACCCCGACCTAGGAACTGTGGTTGATGTCGTGTGGGTTGACGGCTACTGGATGACGACTGACGGCGAGTTTTTGATCGTCACCGAACTGAGCAACCCGCTGGACGTCAACCCGCTGAAGTACGGCAGCAGCGAAGTTGACCCCGACCCCGTGAACGCGCTATTGAAGGTGCGTAACGAGGTTTATGCGTTGAATCGCCACACCATCGAGGTGTTCGATAACGTGGGCGGGGATTTCTTCCCGTTCCAGCGAATTGACGGCGCGCAGATCGAAAAGGGCTGCATCGGAACGCACGCCTGCTGCATTTTTGCGGAGGCCGTGGCGTTTCTCGGAAGTGGCTTCAACGAGGCGCCTAGCATCTACATCGGCGCCAACGGCAACGCCACCAAGATCAGCACACAGGAAATCGACCAACTGCTGCTGACCTACACCGAGCCGCAGCTTGCGCTGTCCAAGCTGGAGGCGCGCAACGACAAGACCCACCAGCACCTGTACGTGCATCTGCCTGACAGAACACTGGTGTACGACTACGCCGCCAGCCAGGCCACCAACCAGCAAATCTGGTTCACGGTGACCAGCACGCTCGTGGGGTTCGCGCCGTACCGTGCGCGCAACTTCGTGTGGTGCTTTGACCGCTGGAACATCGGTGATCCGCTGTCCTCGGCCGTGGGCTACACCACCGACCTGACGAGCGACCACTACGGCCAGCAGGTACGCTGGGAGTTTGGCACGCTCATGCTGTACAACGGCGGCAAGGGCGCTGTCGTCCACGAGCTTGAGCTTGTCGCGCTCACCGGGCGCGTGCCGCTGGGCGTGAACCCGCAGATCAGCACATCGTACTCGCTGGACGGGCAGTCGTGGAGCCAGGATCGCTTCATCTCTGCCGGCACTACGGGCAACGCGGCCAAGCGCCTCGTCTGGTGGCAGCAGGGCATGATGCGCAACTTCCGCATGCAGCGGTTCCGCGGCACCTCGGCCGCGCACCTGTCGTTCCTGCGCTTGGAGGCGCAGATCGAGGCGCTGGCGTACTGACATGGCCACGCAACGCCTGAACCTCACGCGCGACCAGCTCGCCACGTTCCTCAAGGACTTCGAGCAGATCAAGCAGTTCGAGAAGCTGTTTGCGACGGTCGATGCCATTGCGCCGGACTTCGTGAACGAGGTGTTCACGCTGGCGGCAAACGCCGACGCCAAGGCCATCCAGGCGCTGGGCCAGATCGCTGAGTTCGCGCAGGCCGCGGCCATCTGCTGTGCCGTGGCCGACCGCAAAGCCACGGAGGCGCTGGACACGCTGACGGCGCTCCAGCAGGAAGGTGCCACCGCCAATGCCGCGGCCGACAACCGCGCCCTGCAGGCCCTGCAAACGGCCACCGAAGCCCAGCAGACCGCGCAGGCTGTGGCAATGGAGGTGTCTGCTGTCTCGGCCCGCGCCACGCAGGCGCTGGACGATCTGGCGAAGCTGAGCGATACCGTCGCCCTGCTGGCCACGGCCCCGCCGCCGCGTGAGTTCAAGCGGGCGCGGTACGGCTCGTTCTACGACACGACTACGCAGACGGCGAGCACCGTCAACACGGCCAAAGAGATCACGTTCAACACCACCGACCTGTCGCAGGGCGTGCGAATTGGCACGACGACCTCACACGTTATCGTGGACCAGGAAGGGATTTACAACTTCCAAACCTCGATCCAACTGGATAGCACGGTGGCCACGGACGAGGAGTTTTATCTGTGGTTCCGACTGAATGGCGTTGATGTAACAAATTCGGCGTCGCAGGTTCGCGTGAAGGGCAATGATGCCGAGGTGTTCCTAGCGCTCAATTACTTCTTCAACCTCAAGCCAAACGACTACGTGGAACTGATGTTCTCGGTAACCGACCTCGGCGTGCGCCTACTGGCGTCTGGAGCCGTGGCGCCACACCCGGGCATCCCGTCCGTCATTCTCACCGTCAGCAACAACATTCAGGGGGTCCAATGACCGTCACCGTTAAAGTCCTCGTGCCGCCGCTGCAACTGCAAGCCACGCAGACCACGCAGTACACGGCCAACAACTGCAAGGCCATCATCGACAAGGCCACGATCACCAACACCGACACGGTAAACCGAACGGTGAGCGTGAACCTCGTGACGGTGAGCGGCTCTGCCGGCAACTCGAATCTCGTCATCGACGACAAGACCATCGTGCCGGGTGAGACGTATCTCTGCCCTGAACTTGTCGGCCAGGCGCTGGAGCCGGGTGGGTTCATCAGCACCATCGCCAGTGCGGCTACGGCGCTGACGTTCCGCGTATCGGGGCGGGAGATCACCTGATTCGGTTATGTTAATACCGAAATTCAGATGGATCGGTCGATGAAGTACTGGAGACTATAATGGCACTCGGTCTGTGGGACTTGTTGGTATTGGGCGGCTCTCAGCTCCTAAGTGGGTTTTTGCAATCTGAAGCTGCTGGAGAAGCCGCAGGGATCCAAGGTGCCGCCGCGCTTGCGGGCATTGAAGAACAGCGGCGTCAATTCGACAAAATCCAAGAGACTCTGCGACCTTACCGAGAAGCAGGGATTGTTGCAATCGGTGGTCTTGCTCCGTTCGCTGAAGCTGGTGCGCCGGCTCTTGAGCAACAGCAAGCCATTCTTGGGTTGCTCGGGACTGAGCGCCAACGTCAAGCAATTCGTGGAATCACTGAAGGTGCTGGATTTCAAGAATCTGTGCGGCAAGGTGAGGAAGCGTTGCTCCAGCGAGCTTCGGCTACCGGTGGATTGCGTGGAGGTAATATTCAAGCCGCGCTTGCTCAGTTCCGTCCTCAACTACTCCAGCAGGCGATTGAACAACAATACAGCCGCCTGGGCGGTATGACGGGCATGAGTCGAGAGACGATCCAGAATCTGTTGCAACAAGGTCAAGCCGCAGCGGCTGGTACTGGTACCGCCGCGCTCCAGTCCGGTACCAACGTTTCGAATCTCCTGCAGCAACAAGGTGCGGCAGCGGCTGGTGGTGCGCTGGCTCAAGGTCGAGCTTATCGCGGTCTGCTTGATTTGCCGATGCAATTGGCCGGTGCTCAATTGGCCGGTGGCGGTAGCATTAATCTGTTCGATTGAGGGTGACCTATGGCTATCGTTCAACCGTTCCAATATATCACCGAGAACACGACCAGCCCATTATTGCAAGGCGCCCAATTGGGTGTGGCCATGGCCCAATCACAGGCCGCACAACAACAAGCTGCCGTAAAAGCTGCCGAACTTAAGGATCGGCAAGAAAAAGAACGTGCTTTTCGCAACGAACAAGCGCGCTTCATGGCTTTGCCGAAGCCAACGACTACTGATATTCTTCGGCTCGCGACTTTGATGCCGGAAAATGTCCAAAAGAATATCGGCGGTCTGTTGTCGGAAATCCCGAAAGAGCAACGCAACGCGTACATGCGAAGTATGAGTGAAGTTGTGTCCGCAATCGAAGCCGATAGAGTACCTGTCGCTTTGGACATTCTGCGGAAACGTGGGGAGGCGAATCCGGATGAAGCCGAATCGGTTAATCGGCTTGCGGCCATGATTCAGAATGATCCCACGAATGCGATGAAGATCGTGGCGCCAGTTATCGCCGCTGATGAATCTGGCCGTGCGATGTTGAAATCCGTGGCCGATGCTGCTGAAGCGCGACGGACTGCTGCCGATTTCCCGCGATTGATGGCTCAGCGTGCCGCTGAATTGGCAAAGGCTGGCTCTGACGCCGAAAAGGCGGCCATAGATGCGAAGTATGCGGAGCGGCTCGCTCAAGCTAACATCAAGAAGTTGGAAGCAGAGGGAACGCCGACCAATTTTAGTGTGTTGACGCCGGCTGATATGAAGTCGCGATTTGGGATCGATGTCCCGGCGAATACCGTGTTTAAGCGGAACGACAAGACGGGGGAAATTTCGGCAATCGGCGGCGCGGGCGTTACGGTAAAAATGCCGCCCAATATCGGCAATATTCCGCCTGACTACCGGATGATATATGACGATGCCGGTAATCCGAACCGATTAGAAGTCATTCCGGGCAGTAAAACGGCTCGAGAGCTGGAAAAAGAAGCAAGGGCCGCTACCACCCGTGAAACTCAGGCCGGTTTGTCCGGCATGATCATTGTTGATGAACTGACCCGTTTGGAGAGATTGGTTAAGAATGAATCCATATTCAACCCTGTGACTGGTATTTCTGGCCGCGCAGCTGAAAAAGTATTGGGTTCGGCCCGTACCGCCGCACAAGGTAATCTTGACACCGTCAAAGCCAATATCGGCTTCGACCGGCTCGCTCAAATGCGGGCGGAAAGTCCAACGGGCGGCGCTCTCGGTAACATCACGGAGCGAGAGTTAGCGTTTCTGCAATCGGTACTAGGCTCGATTAGTCTCGACCAAGACAACAAAGTCTTGTTGGAAAACATCGGTCGTATCAAGAAAATCTACGAGAAAGCCGCTGCGTACCCGAACGCTGAGAAATTCGGATTTGCGAGAATCTCTCAACCGGAACAAGAGGCACCAACTCCAGCGCCCACTGCTGGCGTCTCCCCCGCCACTCAACCATCCACGACTCCGCCCCCAGGTGCGGTAGTTCCAGTAACTCCTGTTGTTCCAGCGGGCGGTATTCCACCGATGCCTGCAGGCGCTGTGCGTCGCATTCAGTGACGGGATAAACCATGGCTAAATTCCGCGTCAATGTTGAAGGCGTCGATTATGAAGTCGATGCGCCTGATGAAAAGACAGCTTGGTCTTGGGGCTGGCAATTCCATCAACAGTCGAAAACTCAAGCTGCTGCTCCCCAAGCTGCTGCTCCGGTTTTGCCGCCAGCTGCCGAGTCTCTTCGTCAAGCCAATGTGATCCCCCCACAAGTCCAAGCCGAGCGCGATGCCGCGGCATTGACTATCCTAGAACAAGAGCGAGCAAGAGAGCAGCGCGCATTAGAAGCGGCGAGACAAGCGGCAACTGCGGGCCAACCTGGAGCCGCTGAAGCTGTTGTGCGGGCACAAGCAAACGTGGAAGCGGTGTCGCGAGAAATATCGCGTCGTGGAGGTGCACCGGCAGCCGGACAGGGGGCTATGCCGGCGTCCCCGACTGCCTCGGCAGCGGCTCCGGTGGTACCTCCGACCGCACCGACTGTACCGGCCGCTACTAGGATAGCGGCCCCCGCTCAGACTGCCCCGGAAGTGCCCTCTCGAGGAATTCTCTCGGAGGTCGGGCGACAATTGGGTCTTACTGCTCGAGCCGGTGCAGAAGGGGTGGCTGGGTTGGTCGGCACGTTCACCGATCCGGTCGCCGCTATCATTAATCAATTCGTGCCGCCAGAGAAGCGTCTGAAGACATTGCAGGGTGTGATGTCGACGATTCTTACCGAAGCGGGTGTCCCTGAGCCGGCTAACGAGGTCGAACGAATCGTACAAAAAATCGCTGGGGGCGCGGCACAAGCTGGGGGTGGGGTCGCTGCTGCTCGACAAGCCGCGACCGCGATAACCAGCCCAACCGGTCAAGTAGTGGCCGGGCAATTGGCTGCTATGCCCGGCGCACAGATCGCCGCCGGTGGTGGTGCTGGGGGTGCCACGCAAGCTGCTGTCGAGTCTGGTGCAGGTCCGGTCGGTCAATTACTGGCTGGTATCGGAGGTGGGGTCGCGGCTGGCTTGGCGACGAGTCCAAGATCGATTTCCATTACCTCTCAACCGGGGCAGCCGTCTGCGATCGAAGAAGCGGCGTCTCGTGCCGGTATTCCGTTGATGCGGTCGGACATTTCACCACCGCAAACCGGCATTACTCGTGGTATTCAACGCGCAGGTGAAGCTGTGCCACTTCTTGGCACTACCCGTCCTCGACTAGCACAACAGGAAGCCAGAGTCGCGGCAGTTCGTGATGTGCTTCGCGAATACGCTGACCCAGGTGTCGTAAATCCGTTTCAATATCAATCTTTGCCAGAAGGATTGGTCGGTGACCTGCTGGCAAAGAGATCTGGGGAGGTGAATAAGTACAGGAATATGAAACAAGACGTTTTCGAACGTCTTGCACCTGCCGGTGAAGTACCACTTCCGAATGTCGTAAATGCTATAGACGACCAGATCGCCCGTCTTCGTAGTTTCCAATCGAAAGGACTCGACGACGAAATCAGTGCCGTCCAAGATCAGATCAAATCATTACGCGCTTCACGGCTCGAGCTACCGAAAGGTTATAAACAAGAACAATTGGCGGCTCTTCGTCAGGAACTGGTCAGTTTGAAAGAACTGAACAAGAAGGGCAAGATCTATGAGCCGGCGATCAAAATTCTTGAAGACTGGAAGGCGGCTCTTCCTGGTAAAAACATCCAAGAAATCGAACAGTTGCGTTCGAGTTTAGGTGAACAATTCAGCACGCCTGAACTTTTGAATATGCGCACCGTATCTGAAAAGGCCGTTTCGAGCATTTACAAAAGTCTCCGGGACGATATGGGTGCGTTCATCCAGAACAATGGTGAGCGAAGGGATTTCACCAAATGGAAAATCGCCAATGCTCGGTTGAAAGACCAAGTCGATCAGCTCGACATGGACATACTGAAACGCACTCTCGATAAGGGCCAAGTTACACCCGAAATCGTTGAGAACATGTTGTTCAGCAAATATCCGAGTGTCATCAAAGGACTGTACGATAATCTGACACCGAACGGTCGATCTGTCGCAAGAGCAGCGATCATCTCAAGAGCCGCCCGTGAATCCGAGGTCGAGACTGGAACTGGTACTACTTTCGACCCGACCAAGTTCGCGGAGAGCGTCAAAAATCTCGGTGAATCGGTTAATGTGTTTTTCAGTGGTGACGATCTAAAACGTGTTGAAGGACTGGTTAAAGTTCTGAACGCAACACGGAGGGCTGGTGAAGTATCGGCTCGAGCGGCTGAAGAACCTTCAATGGCCAAGATGGCTGGTTCGGCGGCGGCGGTAACTGGCGCTGCTGGACTGCCACTTGCGGGGTTGTATACCCTCTTCGGTGGTGGTACACTCGGAACTATGGCTACCGGCATGGGAGCTGGTACTCTAGGTGCTGCGGCTCGAATCTATGAATCGCCGGCCATGCGTGAATTTTTGAGAAAAGTCGCTGCTGCTAGACCCGGCGAAGAAATGGCTTTGATTTCCGGTCTATCCGCACTCAAGGTACCTGCCCCCCAGGAGAATAAGCAATGACCACCCTCAGCATCCAGCCCCCGTATCCCCTCATCACCGACATCGACGGCCAGCCCCTCGAAGACGGCTACATCTGGATCGGCGTGGCCAACCTGCCGCCAATTGGCAACCCTGTTTCCGTGTACTGGGACGCCGCGCTGACGCAGCCTGCGGCCCTGCCGGTGCGCACCCGCGGCGGCTACCCGGTGAACGCCGGCACGCCTGCGCGGCTGTACGTTGGCAGCGATTACTCGATTCTGGTGCAGAACAAGAACGGGTCCACGATCTATTCGGCGCCGGCGGCGACGGAGAGGTATTCCGATCCGGTGATCACCGGGGTGTCGTCGGCCGAGGTGTCGTTCTTGCAAGCCGGCACCGGCGCCGTCACGCGCACGGCGCAGAGCAAGCTGCGGGATGTGGTGAGCGTGTTCGACTTTATGACATCCGCGCAGATCGCGGATGTGCAGTCGAATGCCTACTCGGTCGATGTGTCCGGGGCGGTGCAGGCGGCGATTGACGCCAACGCAACGAATGGCGCGTACCTCTGGTTTCCGAAGGGGACCTATCGGTTCAACTCCGGTGTGACACTGCCCGTCAATGCGACAGCCAAGTGGGTGTTTGACGCACCGTTGGGAACCATCATCCGTACCAGCAGCGCGATTACGTTGCTTTCGCGCAATCCGTCCGATCAGACAAATGCGCTCAACACCATCGCAAACAATACCCTGACTATCAGGAATCTGACGTTTCAAGGAAGCGGGTCATCCGGGCAGGTCGGTGTGTCGATCGGCTCCACCTACGGGGCGTTGGTAGACAACTGCTATTTTGTCAGTCTGGATAAAGGTTTGATCTTTAGGTTCGGATTGAAGGCGGTCATTCGCAACTGTTTTTTCACTGACAACGTAACCGAATCTATCGTGTTGCGACACGGCGATTGGGCTGGTGCAAGCGTCATCAACAGTCAGTCCAATAGCTCGACAGTGCAGTCTTGCCGCATTTACAACCGGGCGGGCGCGACGTCTTCGATTGCGGTTATCGCAACGAGCGACGTGTCCATCCGGGACTCAATCATCGAAGGTTTCAATCCCGTCTATGGCGTGTTCTTCGACACCCTGGCTGCGCCGGTTGTAAAGAATATCGTCATCGACGTGTGTCACTTGGAGTGCATTCCGACTGCCTCCGCGTTCTACTTCAAAGGAACCGGGGGAACAGCCACGGTACGTTCAGTATTTGCGCAAGGAACTTTGAGCGCAGGGGCATACCTCATCGACAATTCGCAGTTCCACGGATCTCCGATGAACGTGCATGTGTCGGATATGCCAAACATTATTGGCGCCAATCCCGCAGGGTACGTATTCAGAACAGCTTACCCATCGCAATGGTCGTTCGATGGCGACTTCGGTGAGTTAGTGGCAAGCGGCGCGGTGAAATCTTCGTTGTTTGAAAGTGTCAACAGTCCTCTAGAGCCTTCGGTAATTGTTACGGGCGGAAATTCTACGGGCGGCCCCAGCGTTGGCGTGCGCACGTATGGGGGTTTGGGTCTCTATGCTTCCGGTGGAATGTCACTTTCAAGCGGATCGGGGCTAACGATCTCGTCTGGTGGCAATCCTTTGCGGTTGCAGAGAGGTGCTTCTTGCCGAATCGACGTCAATCTTGGAAGCAACGACATTGATCTTGTGTGCAACATTTTGCGCATCAATGGCACCCAAGGATCGACCGGAACTTTCACGACCGCCGATGGCAAAACGGTGACGGTCACCATGGGACTGATCACATCAATCGTGTAAACACGATAGCACGGCAAGGAGTTTCAGAATGATCAAAGGGTTTTCGGTCACGCAGGTGCTGAACTCGTTCGGCATCACACCGTCCACTGGAGCGTTGACGCTTTCTGGCCAGTCGCTCACAGGATCGAGTGCAAGCTCTGTCATTGACTTGGCGACGACTTGGAATACTACCGGCTCGCCATCTGCAATCAAAGTCAATGTTACTGACACTTCGTCTGGCGCTTCCGCAAACCTGCTAAACCTACAGGTTGGCGGGGTTAGCAGATTTAGCGTGTCAAAAGCAGGTAATTTGACGCTATCAGGGAATATCACGACGAGCGGCGGCGTCACTATGGCGGCCGCTGGTTATTTGGTGTGGCCAGGTAGGGCGTCTTTTGACGCGGCCGCTGCGGATATTGTTCGTCTGTCCGGCTCTTCTGCGGGGGCGACTCTGCAAATGTCAGAAATGACTGCACCGACCGCACCACCCACCAATTCTGTTCGCATTTACGCGGAAGACAACGGTAGCGGCAAGACCCGCTTGATGGCCTTGTTTGCCTCGGGCGCAGCTCAACAAATTGCAATCGAACCGTAATGAATATCGAACTCACCGCCGACGAGGCGCAAAACCTGCTGAATCTCCTCGACATGGCTGTCCGTGCCCAGGGGATCAACGCCGCGCAACTCGCGCTGCCGCTGGCCGTCAAAACACAGCAGGCGATGAACGATCACGCCGCGAAGTCGGCAGAGAAAGGAGCTTGATCATGTCCACCAACAGCCAAATCGCCTGGATCCCCGAAGGCCAGACCGTCGTCGTCGCGGCCAATAATCCGGCACCTACCGGCATTCAAGTGCTGGTGCCGCAGAGATACCGGTCATCAGCGTCCGGGCAATTCCGCGTCGTCAATGCAGGTGCTGTGTTGGTATGGCTGGGATTCGGTAACACAGCAGCCGAAGCGGCTACTGCGGCTGCTGCTGCCACTGCCGGCAATCCGTCGTCGGCTGTGCCGCTGCTGCCGGGAGCCGTCGAAATCCTCCGGTTCGCGCCCGAACTGTTCTTCAGCGGTTTCGCGGCCAGCGCGGCAACGGTGTACATGACACCGGGCCAAGGACTCTGATGTGAACCCGAAACCCGCACGCCACATCGTCCGCTGGTTCCTGCGCACCTTCGGGTACGGAGGCATCACGCTGCCGCCGCTGGGCATCTACATCCTGGCCGAGCACCTCGGCAGCCAGCGCCTGATACGGCACGAGCAGGCGCACTGGCGGCAGTGGCAGCGCATGGGCACGGTGCGGTTCTACGCCGCCTACATCTGGCTGTGGCTGCGCCACGGCTACCGCAACAACCCGCTTGAGATTGAGGCCCGAGCGGCAGAAGTTCAACCTCCACTCTGACGGTATCATGAGCCTGACCATGCAACAGAAAGCCGACATCGCCAACGAGGCGGCTAAAGCAAGCCCCCCCGTGGCAGTGGCCGGCGCGACGCTGGCCGGCATCACGGTCAACGACCTCATTCTGTGGGCGACGCTGCTGTACTTGGTGCTGCAGATCGGCTTCCTGCTGTACCGATGGGGGCGGATTCACTTCGGCAAGCAGCCGGTGAGCGAGTGAACAAAGCCCGCGTTGCCATCAGTGCACTGGCGCTGTCTGCGACGGCGCTGGTGGGCATTGCCGTGCATGAGGGCTACAGCCCCATAGCGTACCGGCCCGTGCCCGGTGACGTGCCGACCATCGGCTTCGGCACCACTGACGGCGTAAAGATGGGCGACCGCATAGACCCTGTGCAGGCCCTTACGCGCAAGCTGGCCGATGTGCAGCGCTTTGAGGGCGCTCTGCGCCAGTGCGTGCGCGTGCCGCTGCACCAGCACGAATACGACGCTTTCCTGAGCCTGGCGTACAACATCGGCCCGGGCGCGTTCTGCGGCTCAACGCTGGTGCGGCTGCTTAACGCGGGCCAGTATCGGGAAGCGTGTGACCAGATTCTGCGCTGGGATCGCTTCCAAGGCGCACCGCTGCGGGGCTTGACCTACCGCCGTCAAGAGGAGCACCGCAAATGCTTGGGCGAGGGCTGAATCTGCTGTGGGGTGCTCTGTGCGTCCTGCTGATGGCGGCGGGCATCTACGTCCACCTGGGCAAGGTTAATGCTGAGCGCCGCGCCGAGCGGCTACGTACGACTCTTGCCGAGGAGCGATCCGACCGAGCGGCCGAACGCGCCGCTGCTGCTCTAACTTTGGCTGCAGCAATCGAACAAGCTCGTCAAAATGAAGCACATTGGCGCACCAAGCATCAGGAGGTCCAGAATCATGCTCAAACTCAAGTTCGCGTTGCTCAAAATGCTGCTGTCCGTGCCCGTGATGCTGCTGACAGCTTGCAGCGTCGTGTCGAAGTCGTCGCCGCCCAATGTGCCAATCCCACCCGCGATTCAGCCGGCCCAGATCCCAGCTTTGCCGCCCGAGGCGCGACAACCCAAGACCCCGGAGCTATGCTCACCAACTTGCTCCGAAGGCTTACGCAAGCTGCTGGAGAACTTGCTTCAATAGCCGACGCACGGGGTATTGCAGGCGCTGCGTGCCAACGAGCTTACGAGACCATAGCCTCGCCGCCACATCAATAAGTCGAGTCTACTTTTCGTTTTCGTGGTCGACGAGATACGCCCGGACTTATTACCCGTTCTTCTGTCGAGAATCGGTGCAGGTTGCCGCATTTGTATCTCCGTCTGGTGGTGTTTTCGGTAGCGTTGGAGCGCGTTTCCAGCTTGGTGGCCCAGGCTCCGCAAAGGGGGCATTTCATGTGATTCCATGCGCCCGCTCGACGGCGCGGGTAATGGTGATCGCCGTGTACTTGCTCACACCGCAATGCCCCGTGGCGCGGTAAATCTCCTCCTCCGTCAGCGGCTTGCGCTGGGGTGGGGCGGTGTAGACAGGTGTCCCATCAACGCCATCGCGTTTCTGCTGAGTGAACCGGAACTCAGGGTGCATGCCGGTCGGCCACAGGTAACCAATCGGCTCCTCCTGCACCGGCTCTGCCTGCTCCAACTCCGCCAGCTTGCGGTCAAGCTCGGTGTTCTGTGCCTCCAGCGACGCGCAGTTGGGGCAGCGGGGCGGGGCGGTGTAGAGCAGTTGTCCGGGGCGCAACCGCTCCCGCAGATGGTCGTCAATCTCTACGATCCGTGTGGCAAGTCCGGCGTTTCCGCCAGTCGTCATCAACTCCACTTTCGCCACCGGCTCCTGCACCGGCTCGGCCTGCTCCTGCGCCAGCGCGGCGCGGAGGGCGGCTTGTGCCCGCAGCACCTCCTGTCTGTCCTTTGCCAGCGGCGTCGTCGCCACTTCCAACGCCTCCAGCGCCTGCTCCACCACGGCGCGGTCGATGGTGATGGTATTCATTGCTTCTCCTTCCTCGTGCATTCCGAACATCTCCAGATTCCATGCCGCAGACTGCTGCCCGGGTGGTCGCGCATGTCGCGGTTGCAGGCAAAGCAGCGGCGAAGGAAGGCTCGGGGGTTGATGGTCATTTCAGCACCCCCAACGGCGCAAACACCAACCCCAACACCAGCAGCGCCACGGCCACCAGCACCCAATCGTGCCACCACGGCTCGGGCTCGGGCAACCGCACGCCAAGCTCGTCCAGATCGACACACGGCTCCGCAGCCTGCGGGTAACGGCCCTGCTGATCGCAGCCAAGGGGCGGCTGTCCGCGCCCGATGGGGCGCACGGGCTTGGCGGCATCGCCCAGGCGCTCATGCGCATCGGGGTGCAGCACGCGGCGGATTTCGTCTTCGGTGGTCATTCCTGCTCTCCTCTGAGATACCTCTCCAGTCTACTGATCCTGCGCTGGTGATAAACGGCCATGGAGTGCGCGTACTCCTCGGCGCTCTGTGCGGCCAGCAACTGCCGGCGGGCTTCATCCAGTTCGCGTGCCGCCAGAACCTCGGGCGACGCGGGGCGGAACATTGCCGTCAGGGATTGATGCATCCAGTTCATGCTAGTTCCTTCGACTGTAAAGTGTTGACCACGAGTGTAGCGTAACCGGCGATGTCGACCCAAGAGTCTGCATAATCCGGATCACCATTCACGATACGCCCGATTTTGTGAAGAATCATGTCGATAGCTTCTTGTTGGGTGGGGCTTAACCGTTTATTGCGAGCGGCTAAATGCATTCTCACTTCGCGTTTCAGATCTTGCGTCACTGCGGCGTGGCCGGTGAACGGCCCATAACGATCGCCGCGCTCACTCAAAATATGACCTAGACTATCACTCATTCGTTATCCTCTACGTGGTTGGCGGTTTTGGATTTGGGGAATTTCGCCGATTGAGCTGCTTGCATGATCGCCGGCCACAGATGTGGCTGCGCCTCACGAAACAAGTCATAGGCATACGCTGCGCCCAACCATCCCCGGGCTGGACGCACCTTTCTAAATCCGATGTGAGCCAAGATATTTCTGACTCTTGTGACATCGACCGTCGACTGTTTGGACGTTTCAATACCGAGAATCGCGCCGAGAATCGTGTGAAATTGGCCCGCTCTCACGATTTTCTGTCCGGTCGGCATACCATTACCGTATTCATCCCGGACATGAAAGATTTCACCGAATGAATCTGGATCAGTCAAAGCATTTCGAATCTTCATGTACCATGGGTCAGAATCCTCGAGTAGCACTTGTCGATCGGCTTGTTCCATCAGTACCTTTTCAGTCGGTACGGTGAACCAATCTTCACCAGATTCATAGGCTTCGGCGGCTTCGGCCCACAATTGATCGACGTCGGTGGCCAACAAGTCATTTCGCACTGGCCCAGCAGCGCCCACAACGGTTGGCCAAAATCGACGGGCTCCAGTTGGGTCAGCGATATATGCTCCATTCACCTCATTGGTCGTACCCAAAAACACACAGGTTCGGGGGTACGCTTTTGCGTCACGTTCATAACTCAAGCGCACATCATCTACACACGTAGTTAGCAACGCTTTGAGCGATTCGATGTCGGCTTTGCGCATTGTCGCCAATTCCGACATCTCGACGATCAGCTTACCGACGACGACGGCCACCATGTCTTTCTGTGCGTTATAGCCGCGAACGCTACCTGAGTATTCAGTATAGAACTGACCTCCTAGAATACGGGCGGCTCGAGATTTACCGACACCTTGTTTGCCCTCAAAGATCAGCATGTGGTCGGCTTGACATCCGGGATCCATTCCTCGTGCCACCGCAGAGATCATCCACTTTCGGCCAATGGCTCGAGTATAGTCGTCGTCCTTCGTGCCCATATAATGGGGCAACCACGTATCGAGTCTCTTGGTCCCATCCCAACGTTTTTGCTTGAACCAATTACGTAACGGGTTGACCCGATGTTCTTCGGCCAGATGTTTGATGACCTGACCGCAATGAGTCTGCTTAACCCACGCGTCGCCAGCGCTATGGAACTTGACCATCAAAGCGATTTCATCACTTTCAGACGATTTCACACAATCGATTTCACCGATCGGTCCGACACGTACCCGGTGATCGTAGTCAGCTATCCAATATGTCGGCACTATACCTTCTGCTTGGTACGTCCGAGTACGATTAATAATGCCGACTATGTTGCCCTTCTCGTTATTCTCTCCAATCGTCTCTCTGATGAAACGTTTACGTTCTTCCTTGAGAAATCCTTCAAGTAGCAGTACCCTGGCTCTGGCAGTTTCTGCCCGCAAACGCTTAAGTATTCCATCGATCTTACGTCCGAGTGCACATGCGGACTGAACCAATTCTTGGTCGATTTCCGCCTTGTCGCCGTCACACCATTCCTTTAATCGGACATAAATAGTATCCGGGTCTTTATAACCAGGATCGATTTTTTCACGGAATTCTTTCCATCGAAACGCTGAACATGAATTATGCAGGCATCGGTATACCGGCCTATTGTTGACCAGTCCTACGATCGGTCCGTTATGCTGGTGATTGAAGGGGCAATGGCTGATAACCCATTTCTGGCCCTCGTTGCCGAACAATGGCCTCGGACCACTCGTTACGGTAACACCTCGATCCGAGAGCCATTTGACCATATCGCCGATGAATTCACCGGCCATATTCTTGAATTCTTCGGAATTAGCGTCGCGCAGAGGACGGGCTACGTTTTCGATTTGTTCGCGTGTAAGTAGCGTCAAAGTCTCCGGTACTTCGACCAAGTGCGCGATACGGTGTGGTCGGTCTTCGGTCGACGACCCTTTAGCGGTCATCGTGCCGTAAATTTTCCAAACGCGAGCCGCGTTAAAAACCGTGGTGTCGACGGAAACTGTCGCGGATGAAAACACTGACGCGATCATCTTGGTCGCGTATTCGAAGTCGATCCGGGCCGCGTCATCATTCGGGATATCTACCCGATACATCAAGTGCCAGCCATTGCCGCTACAAGCTTGCACGGGTTCCGGCCATCCGATACTGGATAACCATTCCATCGTCATCGCGGCACATTCTTTGGACGCTTCTAACTCAGCATCCGTAGACGATATGCCGGCTGGCCGCACTGGATCGAAATCGAGCAAAAACCACCGGCGCCGCTCGATTTCAGCGTCCGAGGTAGTCGGCTCCGTGATTGGAAGGACACGAAGCTTGTTCTCTGATCTTGCTATTAACGATGGTTTTACCGGATTGATGGTCGTATAGATCGCTTTGTGTTTGCCATTCTCCTTCGTTATGAATATCGCAGCGATGCCAGTGTCGTTGAAATATCCACTCAGAGTACCGATTCTTGTTTTTGGTACTCTAACCTCGAACACTTCCCCCGGCTCATGTAACACGTCCAGTGCCGTCTTGATCATAACGGCGGGTTTCGTGTGTTTATATTCCAGCATGTGTTAACCCTACGCAGAGAACGCCCTATTTGATACTTTAGTCATCGCAACCAAGACAGGACGTAATTTATGTGCCAGATCATCACGTGAGAACCGACAAATAGCATGATCGACCAGTTTACCGTCAGTCAACGATACCAAATGAACGTGCCGATTACCGGGAACAACGTACACGGTACTATTGACTTCAATCAAGAAACAAGTCGGAATGAATTTGCAATGGCGTTCGAACCACCGATGTTGGGACGCTTCTACGAACACATCGGCTGACTTCACCACTGATTTTAATTCAATCCACCCTGTTTCAAATCCCTCGGCAATGAGCACGAAGGATAGGTCCGGCACGCCGGGAGACAGGTGGTTCTCTACGTGGATGGTAGGATACCACAGGCCGGACATCCGGTCCAGCAGATGCCGCCTGAATTCGAGTTCTCGTTTGTTCATCTGGTGTCCATGTAGTCATTCAGATTCTTGACCACGTGGATGACTACAAGGTCCGGCCAATCCTCTGTGACTAGCCCAATATGCTTTTCGTAAACTATTCGCAATTGGTTCGCTGCCCAGGACGCGGCTCTCGTGATACCATGGATTTTCACATAACGAATTGCTTCGGCTAGATCACATAACTTGATCAAATGACGAGTATTGCTGTCTTCAGTGCCACGTAACCATCGTGGCGTCAACTGATGCTCCAGCTTTTTCGGACCTTCGCCAAGAACGTGCTTCACGTGACCGGGAATATCACCGGTCATCGTTTCGCCAATATCGTGAATCAACCCCTGAATCATCATCTCGGCTGACGACCCGAAGTACATGCCCGGACAGGTGTGGGCGATATACCCGGCCAGCAGCGCGACCGTGGCCGAATGACTCGCCAGATTCTGCGTAGGAGCAACGTCGATCATATGCCAACGTTTGACCTCCTGGAATCTGATCACTACTTCGAGACTCGGGTCCAAGTCTGGGTAGGCTCGGAATCTATGGTCTTGATGTGACTCATCGTTCCCATTCGATCGATCTGCCATTGTCTTCTCCGGTTGATGGCCATCTTTGTCATGATGGCATTGGTCAAGTTGATGTTCTTGCGGTTCGCATAATCCAGCAGAAGGATAAATAGATCGGCGACTTCCAACGGGTCTCCGTTCGACCGGATTGTCTCAGCGGCCTCACTATATACCTTCAGCCACATGCTCGCGTCGGTTCTGTCCGGGAATACACTGTCGGCCCATTCCCGGATTTCTTGAGCTAATACATCAACGTCCATCGATATTGTACCTTTCCACGACATCGTCATCATCAGGCCCAAACCCGAGCCATCGAACGCGGGGAGGTACCAGCATCTTCGAGCGTGACGCCTCGATCTGATCGATCAACGTGCTCAAATCGTCACCGTGCTCGAAATAATTGGCGAAATTGAGAAATAACGGTACGACTTGAAATCCAGTACCGCAATGGAAGATCGCCTCCTCTAGTTGTTGTTGGCTGAACGTGAAAATCCGGCGCGGTAACTTGGTCACCGTCGTCAATTCAGGCTCGACATTCCGGAGAAGGCCTTCACCCCACTGCAGTTCGACCTGATCTTCATATCCAGGACCGGATGAACCGTCCCGGTTATTGACACGAATCGGGAAGGTGCGCGCCGTACCAATCACACGTACGAATCGCATCCATCCTGTCGGCAACGCACAATCGGCAGCGATCTGCAATGGGGTCACATCACGAGATGTCGTGTACGGATAATGTCCGTGGTACATCGACAGCGAGAATCCCTGAGCGCCTTCAACCAGTACGTTTTCGGAACCCCGCAGGATTTCACGATAACGCTCCTGGGTCGTGATATACTGGTGTAGAGGATGCGATTTCGCCCCCCAACGATGGGCGACGGTATTGGGTTTCGATGGGTCGCGTCGAATTCGTTCGACGTAAGCCTCGCCTACACCCTTCGCCGTGGACCCCATCTTCGTGCGTCCGTCGGCCATTTCGTAATCTGCGTGGTAGTCCTCCACCACCGCAGCATGTGGATGGATAAAGATCTGCTTGTTCTCCACGAATTGCCAGTAACGGTCAATTTCAGCCGCGAGCGTGTCGGCATGAATTGCCGCACCTGGGCCGATCAAGATGTTCTTGACCGTCGGGCTCGTGATAGCCGTCGGGAGCTGCTGTGTCATCACATGAATGCCGCGGGCACCGTCGATATACGTGTGGCCCGCGTTTGTCGAGAATGCGCAGACTGCAGTGTCGTACCCCATCCGTTTCGCCAACCACCCGGCAATCAATCCTTTGCCCGTCGATCCGAATTGAAGATCGACGACCATATCGAGTTTCATGATCATCTTATTTCCTTTCCTCAGAATACCTGTTTACCATTCTTGACTTCGAGAAAATCGCGGACGGAGAATGGATGCCATCCACGGTGTAACGGTCGACTATTGTACCATGTGATCTTGTTAAATTGAGCCATAACACAAGTTTCGAGATTGAACTTGTGCATCGGAAAATCCTGAGATACAGCGGGGCGTACCAGTGCCGTGTGACCGCGCAATTCCACGATTTTGCCGGTGTATTCCATGAGTTTCATTTCGACGCCTCATACCAATTAGGACCGAAATCACCGGACGCCGTAATTGGCACCCGCATTTTGATCGGCGACGACTCGGAGCTGAAATCCGTGTAACGCCGCACGACCGTTGTACGTACCTCGTCTAATTCGTCGGCACTGACGCCAATTTCATCATGACATGACATCATCAATCGAGCCGGTAGACGCTCTTCGCGGATCACACGGTCGACCATGATCAACCCGTATTTGTGAAGATCCGCCGCATATGCCTGATACAAGAGTCCCGCAGCCTTATGAGCGCCAATCCCACGAGGAAAACGAAGACGGCGACCCGTAGCAGTCTTGACGTAATGTGTTTCTTTGGCGACATTTTCGGCCTTCTTCATGAACTGTCTGACAGCCGGTAGCTTTTGATGGTACAGGTCGAATATCTGGGTCGCTTCTGGTCCGGCCACATATTGCATTTTGCCTTTATATTCTCGGATCTCATAAGGCATATGCATCATGAATGCGAGCTTGCCGGTCCCAGCCCCGAAAGACAGTCCGAGATTAATCTGTTTCGTGTTCGGTGCCCCGGCATAAGGCGGGTTGCGTGGTATCCCGGTCATATCCGACACTACTTGATGGTAGTCGAGCGTTGGGTTCGTAGCATATGCCGCCAGCACGGCTGGGTCATTCTGCAAGTGCGCACCACACCGAAAATCTACTTGGCTGTAGTCGCAGCATAACCATCGCTGCCCCTCATCAGGCAAAAACATAGCTCTCAGAATTGCGGCGTTTTCTTTGTCGCGTTTCGTGATCTGCTGAAGTGCAGGTCCAGTGGACGAAAGTCTGCCCGTGACCGTGCCCGCGTCTTGGTCATTGCGCGTTTGATTGAATGTCGTATGAACGTATCCGTCCCCATCAGCACTTCCGATAACATGACCTCTGATGAATGTGTCTCGTAACTTGATGGTTTTACGAAGAGCCAGTATTTTCTCGGCCAGCGGATGTTTGATTTCCCGCATCGCATTTTGGTCAAGCGATGGGCCTTTACCCCCTTTAGTGGGACCAACAAGCGTACCATCGATTAATCTCCATTGAAACTTGTTGACAGGTTCGGGCTTAAAAAAGTCACGGATCTGGGGGGTCGAATTGACATTGAACGGACGACCGACCAATTCGTCGATTTCTTTTTGCAGCCGGTGTTCAGATTCATCCAACATCGGAATTGCCCGATGAGCAGCTTCCAAATCGACTCGAACTCCACCCCAAGACATATCAGCTAAGACAGGTAGCAAGTCCATCTCAAGCTGAGAGACCGTCCACAAGCCTTGTCTATTGATTTCATGGCGCTGGCGCTCGTAGATTCGGAGCGCGTCGGAAGCGTCTGAGATGCCGTACGGGGTCGCTATAGCCACCGGTATCTCGGAGAACCTCCGGAGTACCTCCGCTGCGGTCGCGTACCCCATCTGCGTACGGATAGACTCGAGAATCTCGTGCTTTTTGGACTCAATCCCGTTATATTTCGCAATTGACGCCAGATCATATGTGAGCTGATGTTCATCAATCAGACAAGCATTGATCATGGTGCAATACCAGACAATTGACCGGGGATCGATGCCTAGCAATCGTGTGCACTGGTATTCATATTGAGCGTTCTGGGCGACCACCTGTCGTCCGGGCAGCATGTCGCGGAGCCAGTCAACGACTCTTGGCGTCTGTATCGTGTCCCAATACCACGCACCGCCTTCACACGCGACAGAGACGCCAACAATTCTAAAATCTTCAGCCCAGAAATTCAGCCCGGTGGTCTCGTAATCGAGACTGATGACGTCTGATTTTGGGATTTGTGGGAACATACTAGGCTTACTATAAAAACCCCTCCGGGCGGACCCGGAGGGAAAACCCCCACTGGCAACTGCGAATTGGTGGGGGCAGGGAGATTAAATGCCGTCGCGATCGTTGGTCTCGACCACAGATTCGTGCGCGACTCGAACGTCTTGCATCTTCAAGACCTCGTAGATCCGTTCAGCTTCGCGGTATACCTTCTCGGGCGTGAAACCAGCTGGTTGGACGACGTAATTGAAGAACTTTTGGCCCTTCTTGTTCTCGTCACGGAACGTGCTGATCTTGTACACACGAGAGAACCTGTCGCCGCCTGCGACCTGGATCATGGCGTTCCAACGCCGGCTGACCTTGGCCTTGGTCTTGGCCATGCTGATCACGATTTGCTCGAAGTGGCCGGACGGCTCGATGCGCAGACCGTACTGGACCGGGGTGTCGACGACCTCGATATCTTCGGGGCTATCTCCTTCGGCGACAGCTTGTGCCCTGCGGTGTTCAGCATCAGCGGCACTCGGGAACGACCCAAGGAAACCGCCGCCCTTATCCTGATCACGCCACACGAGGTACTCCATGCGGTAATAGACCGGCACGAAGTACACCGTGTCACCGAGGATCTGTTCGGTGACACTGTTGAAGAGCAGACCCTCACGGGCTTGCTCGTTGGTCTCCTTGATGGGCGATAGCGCCTGAACGATTTCCAGCCTCGGCAGCACCATGTCGGATGCTTTGACCTCCTCGGAACCGCGAGCGGCTCCGGAATTGAGGTAGGCCGGTGCCTCCTGGATGAACGTCGGCTCGACCGTTTGAACTGCGGTTTCGGGCTTCTTGGTAGCCATCTCATTTCCTTTCAACAGAGGCAGGGTTAAACTGCTGGTGCGCCTCAATACACGTAGCAGCGGGTTGAGCGACCAGCGATTCCAGCCGGTCGCAAAGATCATACATGGCCTTTGACTGGCCGTGCTCGAAAGCCATGCCTCGACGTATGACTTCCATAAATTCTGAGCGTAACTCATTGGGAATCTGAATCACCAACTCCCAATCTTCTTTATCCGTGTCAAAATCGGCAACGAGGAATTTGCTGTTGATCATGCTTTTACGATGCTGGCGCGGATGAACGGGTGGACATTGAAGATATCTTCTGGTATTTCAACGCCCTGAGCGATTTGACGTCGAAACAACGCTTTCAGACTTGATGCGTTGTAGGTCTCAACGATCATGTCTTCGTAACCGCAGTCTCGCAACCACCCCATCGCGGCTTCGCGCTTTCCCTCACGAGTGGACGCGAAGATATCGGCCGCGAGCTGGATGCGACCAATGCCCTCAAACGTCGCATTCTTGAGACCCAGCGACTCCATCAACTCCGGGATCTCTTTCGTGCGCAACACGTCCAGCGCCTTGTTGATGCCCGACAACTGCTCCTCGAGCTTGTCCTTCTGATCTTGCAGCTCTTTCATCGAAACGCAGAGACCACGCAATTGGTCCATCGACATATCATGCTCCTATCAGCGATTTCACGGGAGTGCGATTTTGCCCGACGGGCATCGTGGGATCGAAATTCAAGACGCGATAGCGTCCCTCTTCTCTCCGCCACACAAGGAATCGCGGAACCTTGTTGAATTTGCCGAGTACCCAGCCGATCGTGAAGATCGCGACGGGTTGACCGGTGGTGACGATGTAGTCCTGTCGCTCGTCGTAGGCTTGTGCGAAATCGAGAGCGTCGGCGTTCCAGACCTCCTGCACGGCCGACTTTCCGTACATCGGCATATCGAATCGCGTGATGAATTCGATGTCGCCGAATTCTTGTGCCTTACTGTAGTCAACGACAATCGGTCCGGTCTCACCACGCACCATCTGTTCTTTGATGATATATACTCTGGGTTGCATCTCTATCACCTATCTACAATATCACAGTATATCACACCCTGGGTCCGGACGCCAGTATCATTCCCCCACCAAGATCGAGTCAAGCGTCACACCAGCTTTGATCTTTTGGAGGACATACGTCTCGATGTCCATTTTCCCACGAATCGACTCGACAATAGCTTCATCGATCGTGCGCTCGGCGATCAGATCGACGATGGTCACACTATTTTTCTGACCGATTCGATGTGCTCTATCTTCTGATTGTGCCCGGTCGATATATGCGTTTGTTCCGGAATAATAGACCATGACGTCGTTTTCACCGGAAATCAACGTCAGACCCAGACCTGCGGCACTCGGGTTTCCGACAAAGAATCGCAACACCGAGTCGTTACAATACCGGTCCTCGATTTCTGAACGTCGTTCCATGTCGGTATCACCGTAGTAACACTCGACAGAAGAGGAACCATACTTCTCAGACAGTGCTTTTGCGATCGCCACGATTTCGTGGGTAAAGGTCGACCAAATAATGAACTTTGTGCCGATGAAATTGTCGGCCACTAACTCCATCAACGAATCGAGCTTCGGGTTCTCGGCCAATGGCTCGATTACCGTGTCGATAACCTCGGTGTCGAGACCCTCTATTTGCACCATACGTGGCACAGCACGTGGCAGCCAGCCGCCTACGACCTGACGGCAACGCAAGATTTTCTCAAGCGAATTTTCGACTTTGATTTTCGGAGCATTCGGATTGCCGTCTGCGCCGCGAACAATAAGTTTCAATAATGATCGCTGCTCAGAGGTGATTTTGACGTAACGTTCGGTAGACACTTTCGGCGGTAGGTTGAGTACTTCTTTGCCGACCTCACAGGTATATGGAATCACAAGATTCATCAACTCATCCATGTTCTGGACGCCGACGATCTGGCGATCTTCGTAACCCCCCATCACGAGGTAGCGCGTTTTGAATGCCCAATAATCACCCAGGCCGATGATATTGGGGTCCAGAAACTCATATTGTGACCACAGATCCTGGACACCGAGAGCGATGGGTGTACCATTCAAGATCATGCGATACTCGGAAACGGCTCCCAGTTGAATTACCCGGTTGGTGCGAATCGCGTCGGGGTTTTTGATGCGGCTGGACTCGTCGCAGACCGTCATGATGCGTTTGCCTTGTGCATAAAAAGCGCAAACGGAATCATATAATGACTTCGATACACCGAGTCCTTCGACAGATACAGCCAACACCTGGAGCGTATCTTCCGGCTTGTCGGCACAGAATTCTGCATACCATTTACCAGACGTTTCGTGGATACGAAAATCGTAAGGCCCAGTCGCGTATTTTGTGAATTCCTTGAGCCACGTGCGACGAAGCGTCGACGGACAGATGATGACGGCAGCGTCGATTTCACCACCAAGCCAACGAGCCATGATCAGATGGATGGCGGCAAAGGTTTTGCCTGTGCCCATCTTCGCAAACCATGCCGACGCCTTCAGACCGTAAGACAAGTCCAGCATCTTGTCCTGATGCTCCATCGGCTGGAACCCGGTTTTCGACTTCTTGAAATCGTACAGATGGCGTGGGAAAGGCACGTAAACAGGCTTCGCTGTCAATTCCTCGTTTCGATGCAGCGCATCTTGGGCGGAGTCGTCGAATACGAAGTCATAACGGTGGCGGATCTTATCCAGGTGCAGGATATTGGATTTAAGTAATGGCACGCGCCATGTTTTCGACTTCGGATCGAATCGACGGCTCGGGAATCCACGCAGGACATCCACCAAGTGAAACGGCGAGTTGAGGATCAGACGTTTTGTCTTTTGGTCGTAACCGACCTTGATCTGGTTATTCATCGATAGTCCTCGATGCGGAACATCTCTTCGTGTTTTGTGACCAAGTGCTCGACGTATTCGGCGTCGTTTGTCTCGTCGACAGCTGCTAACGTGTCGACGATGCGCACATGGATTGCGTCAAGATTGAGCTGAGGGTATGCCTCGATGCTCTCGCGGCCTTTGCCGAAATCCACCTCGGTGATTTCGATCGATGGTGGATATCCTGGAGATCCAACGCCGGCTCGAGCGTCGAACCATTGGGCTTCTCCTGGGTCGTACTCGAAATAGACCTTGATTTCGGTACCGTCGTCGATTTCCCAGACGATGTGATCGGGATAATTCATTTCTTGGACTCCTTCGCGATATAGCTCGGGCAAACATCCCAATTGTCGTGAAAAGATGGCGGCTTGATCGGCGGCAAATTGCGATCAGTATCAAAGCGACGCTGACAAGTCAGGCAGGCGATGAACAGCACTGGTTTGTAATCGACATACCCCATCAACAAACCCGGGCATCTGGCAAGACCTTGTATCATGGTGCTCCTATGTCAGCTAAGATAGCCCCTTAGGGGGGCTAGTCCTCCGGGGCAGGATCAGGCAGCGGGTTGAGCGGCAGCTTTCGCGGCACGCGCTTCGCGCTTGGCTTGAGCTTCAGCCAGACGGGTTTCGACCGTGTTGGTGTAACCACCGTCGTCGCGGATCTGGCGGATCGAATCCAGCGTGACGATGCCCTTCTTGAGCGCACCACGCAGACGATTGCGCAGGTTCATCGACTGCTGGCCGATATTCAGCCGCGTGTACGGATTCGCACTGAGCTGGAGTGCTTGCAGCGCGATTGCAACGACGTCTTTCGGCTCGACAGCGTCGAAGATGGTCGCGATGTCGTCGGTCGAGCGAAGACGGCCGTTCATGGCTTTCACGTAGCGCGTACGGGCGTCGCGCAGAGCGAGCATCGACCCGGCGTAGACGCCAGATTGGGCGGCTTCGGCGGCAGCGGCTTCTTTCGCGGCACGGGCAGCAGCGCGAGCCTGCGCCTTCGCCTGCTTCTCGGACTCCTTCGCAGCTTGAGCCTGGGCACGGGCTTCGGCCTTGGCTTGTTTCTCGGCAGCAGCAGCGGCCTTGGCTGCATCACGAGCGGCCTTAGCGGCTTCGCGCTCGGCGGCCTTGACGGCCTTTTGGTCGGAATGGTCGGTCACAGCTTGTACCTCCTGTTGGAAAACGCTGTAGCCCGATTTTACCACGGGATCGGGTGTCGAGTCAACGGCCGCAGATTCGGTGGCTTGCGCTTGCGCAAGAATGTCGGCCATCGACAGGGATTCGGGCTGTTCCGTCTTGCGAGCGCGAATGCGCTTCGTCGCGGCTTTCATTTCGGTCTGGCGGGTCTTGGCAAGGGCTTTCGACATGAGGGCTCCGGGATAAGGAAAGGTGAAGGTGTTGTCGCTCTTGGTGAGGGTGTGAACAGCAGACGCGAGCAACATTTCGCTGCTGGGAGGGTGATCGTTCTTCACAGGCTCAGCAGCACGACGACGACGGTGAACCATGCGAGCGCGAAGGTCGCGCCGCCGATGATTCGCCATGCGAGCGAGTGGATTTCTTCGTGGGACATCTGACTATCTCCTATCAAAATACCGATTTGATCACAGTAAAAGGGGGTTGTCAACCCCCCTTCGCATTACTCGACGGGGATCAGGGTTCCAAAATCGTCGACGACGGCGTGGACGTTTCGGCACAGCGGGTAATGATTCGTACCGTTGACTGCGCACAGCGTGATCAGCCAAGCGCCAGGACGAGCGATATCGTGCCAACGCTGGAATATCCACATCACACCACCACGCGTCAAGCTGCCTGCCGCGTGGTCACCATTATATATCCAAGTGGACGCCGGGGGGGTCGAGTAATCCAGAAACATATGTGCTCCGTTCTAGTGTCGAGAGTGACACTGGCAAGCCACCTGGGCTTGCCGCTGCCACCGCAGCGGGTTCGATTAGACGCGGCGTATGTCGGCGTAGTAAACAGTACGGGTCCGACCGTCGGGGTTACCGAAGCTCGCGTACGGGCGGAGTTGACCGGTCAAGCGCCACAGACGCAATCCGACCGACGGGTCGGTGTTGTCCTTGCGCCACTGATGTGCCCACTTGGCACGGTCGATTTGTGCGGCCTTGGCGGCAGCACGCGGGTCGAGACCGTGTTGGTCTTCGTAGTCGAGGGGGTCCCACACCTGGGTAAGACCACGAGACCGGACCAGATTACGTTCGAACATGTCAGGCTCCTAAGGGGCTAGGGGTTAAGCGAGGTCGACGCCGAGAGCGGCGAGAGCGGATTCGAGCTTGTCGGCAAGGTCGGTCGAGAGACCGTCGACACGGGAGAGGTGCTGCGCGACATCGGCATAGTCGGACTGGACGAAAGCTTGCCACGCCAGCACCAAGGGATCGGAGGCTTCGTGGAGGCGACCCAATTCGGCGAAAGCTTGCGCGAGCAAAGTACCGAGCGCTGTACGCTCTTGAGAAACGAGGGAGGTGAACATCGGGAACTCCTAAGGGGCTAAGGGGCTGGGTTTTGTGCGACCCAGTGCCTGTAGTATACCACGAGCACTGGGTCTTGTCAAGGTATCTCAGAGTGACCCTACAGTCAGCAGGGTCAAACCTGTCAGATGACCTTGAAGGAGGGGTGGACGCTGGACCAGTGATCGGCCGTCTTGCGCACGGCGTCGACGGTAACGAAGCCAGACTTGACGGCGTGGCGGAGCTTGTTACGCAGGTTCATCGACTGCTGACCGGGGTTGAGGTGCAAGTAGGGGTTTCCCTCCAGGTTCAGCAGCTTGATGCAGACCTCGACCACGCGCTCACGGCTGAGAACCTGGAGAGCGTCGGCCACCACATCGCCGCAGTGCGGGTTGCCGTTGGTCCCCTTGACGTAGTGACCGGCCTTAGAGCGCTCGCGAAGGGCGAGCATCGGACCCGAGTACCCGAGGATCGGGGTGGAGTCGCTGGCCGTGGGGTGGCCGGTGACCGGGTTGACCCCCATGGACTCGCAAGCTGCCTCGAAGGAGACGCCGAGCACCTGGGCTTCTTCGCGAGCAGCGGCGAGGTTAGCGGCGTGGACTGTGTTGAGTGTGTCGGCGAGGGACTGGACGGCAGCTTCGGCTTGTGTGATCACCCCGGACTCGTCGGCGCCGCTGTCGGCCACCTCGTTGAGGTGAGCGCGAAGGGCTTTCTTGCTGGCGACCTTGCGTGCCTTGTCGGCAGCAGCAGCGCGAGCGACCTGCTCGGTGGACTGGTTCAGGGACTTGACGGGTTGGCGCTTGTTCATGGTGGACTCCTAAGGGGCTAAGGGCTGGGCGTCTTGCTCCAGTACCTGTAGTATACCACCGGCGAGGGGGTCTGTCAAGTACTCGTTAAATCACCCTACGGAGCGTAGGGGCATTAGCTAGGGACTAAGGACGGAGGGGGGCGATAGGAGACGCCTATAGGGCGAGAGGGGATACCCACTCCAGGTAGCTGGAGTATCCCCCCTGGAGTGGGGGTGGAGTGGGGGGGTCTGGAGGTGGAGTGGGGGGGTATACTAGCAAGAAGCGTGCCAGATCGAGGGACCTTGGAGGTAGAACGTATGACACCGTATGACGAGGGGACTCCAGACCCCCACTCTAGGGGGGACTCCAGTCGGTAGGAGTGGGGTCTCCCCGTCGGAGATATATACCCACTCCACCCCACTCCACCCCTCTAGACATATGTGGGGTCGTAGGGTAGTAGCGGAGGGGGGTGGGGGGAGGTCTGGATACCACGTGGACGACGGAGTAGGTCTCGAGATATGGAGTGGGGTGGAGTGGGGGGGTGCCCCCCTCGCCCCGATAGACGGAAACTATCGTAACACGTACTTCGATAGTGAAGCCTCGGGCGCGTTTAGCACAGCCGTGGCCAGCCGTCAAGCCCCCCGGTCTTTGACCCTACGGTTTGTAGGGTGATTTCGTGGGTACTTGACGGCTGGTCCTTGGTCTGGTATACTTCAGTTACTGGCTCAAGACGACCAGCCCCCTTAGCCCCTTAGGAGTGACGAAGTGAACAACACCCGCAACCCCCTCACCCGTCTCCTCGCTGCTCTGACGCAAGCGAAGCTCGCGACCCTCGGCGCTCAACGCGACCTCGTGCTCCGTGCTTCGCAGCAGGCCCGTTCGCTTCACTTCGCTGACTGCGCCACCACCCTTAGTTTCGTCGACGGCCTGCCCACCGACCTCGCTGACCGAATCGAACAAGCGCTCAGCGACCTCGGGGTTGATCTGACCTAAGCCCCCCGGGCTTCGCTTCGCGGGCTTC